AAGCAAGAAGGGGCTAGTGCAGAAAGTTCTTGATACAGCGCAGAAAATGGATGAGCAGGGGGCTACACTAGAAGCCACTGAACTACAAGCAATGAAAGCTAGTGCAGATATACGCTTGAAGCTCATTAATAAGTACCTGCCAGACATGAAAACCCAAGAGATAACGGGCGAAGGTGGTGATGCCTTGGTGGTCTCTATACTTAAAAAACGCTTCGACGGTGTAGAGTAATGCCGACGATTGAGTATCATCTCAAACCGCAGGGGCAAGTGCTGCAACAGTTCGCAGATTGCCGAGAGCGTAACTCATTTATCATGGGGCCGCTTGGTAGTGGCAAGACGGTACAAACGATTCTCAAACTGTTTGATCTAATGTGCGAGCAAGCTCCAGTTAAAAGCGAACAGCATCCTAATCACGGGGTGAGACTGACTCGAATCATTGCGGCTCGAAACACTTATTCCGAATTGTTTAGCACCACCATTAAAGATTGGCTCGAGATACTCGGTGACTTGGGCGAGTTTAAGCAGGGTAACAAAGAGCCGCCTACGCATCGCCTAGCGTTTCAGTTGGACGATGGGACAAGTGTTAGGTGTGAGGTTATCTTTATTGCGTTTGATCGGCCCGATCACGTTAAAAAGGCTCGGGGTATACAGACGACTTGGGTGTGGCTGAACGAAGCCAAGGAACACTCCAAGGCTGTTGTTGATATGCTCGACTTGCGGGCTGGTCGCTATCCATCACCCAAAGAGGGCGCACGTCCTACTCATTACGGGATAGTGGGTGACTCGAACGCTCCCGACGAGGATCATTGGTATTACAAGCTGGCAGAAGAAGAGCGCCCCGAGGGCTGGGCTTTCCATCGTCAACCAGGTGGAGTCTATAAAGACGGTGAGTCGTGGGTAGTCAATCCAGACGCTGAGAACCTTGACAACCTGCCAACGGCTTACTACTCACGAGGCTTGCAAGGTAAGACAGACGATTGGATTAAAGTAAACCTAGCCAATGAATACGGGTTCGTTTCATCTGGTAAGCCAGTGCATCCAATGTATGTGGACTCGGTACACTGCTCACAGGATCATTTCGAGCCATCGAGAGATATCCCGATAATTCTAGGCTTTGACTTTGGTCGGACTCCTGCGTGTGCATTCCTACAGCGCACGTCAATGGGTAGGTGGGTGTGCTTCGATGAATTCTGTCTAACCGATAGCGGGGCGGTGGACTTTGCGCCACAACTGAAACGATATATCGACGCTAACTACCCCGACCACAAGTTTAAGGGCTGGGGCGATCCATCTGGTGACAACAAGAACCAGGCGAATGCAGATACACCATTCAAGATTATCAGGGCGGCAGGCATTCCATGCTCCCCTACGAATACTAATGATCCAGCAATGCGAAGGGCTGCACTAGAGTTACCGATGAAGGAAAACTGTATGGACGGTAAGCCTAGATTCCAGCTAACAGGCAAGGCCAAGATGATTAGGAAAGGCTTACAAGGTGGTTTCTGTTATCGGCGAATCCAAGTCTCGGGGGATCGGTACACTGATGAACCCGATAAGAACGAATACTCGCATCCCGTAGAAGCTCTTGAATACGCTCTACAGGGCGAGGGAGAAGGAAGGCAGGCATTGACTAGGGCGCAGGGCTTTCATCGTCCTACAACCGCTAAGGTGGCTTTCAGTGTCTTCTGAAGTGTACGTTGTATTCTCTGACGATGACGGGCATTGGTGGTCTCGATTCCTGCAACCATTCTGGCGTCATTGTTACGTAGTTATTCCCGACCGTGGGCGCTGGATAGTGTACGGAAAGACTGTTGGTTCACTGGATATTTTTACAGTAGATGATAAACCGTTTACACTAGATGACGTGATTGTCATTAAGGCAAAGAGGAAAGAATGCAAGCGTAGTCCGATTATGCTTAATACTTGCGTAGGGCACGTTAAACAAATACTAGGAATCAATAACCCGTTGATTCTGACACCTTATCAACTCTATGTGAGGTTATTACATGAAAAAGCCTAAAGCACCTAAAAAGACAGCGCAAGAAGTCGCTGTAGAACGTCGTCAAACTATCATGCTAGACAAGGAGATCGAGGAGCAGGAAGACCGTTTCCGTGCTTTGTCTCGCGGTAAACGTGGAACAGTCAGCCTATTAGGTGGCGCACCTCGAAGCCGTGAAGAAGCTGCAGGTCGTGGTCGTGCGGCTGGTCTTGGTGGCTCTGCTGGTCGTTCACTTGTTGGCGGTATGATGGGCGGCATGGGTGGCGGTACAGTGAGAACGGCTGGCGGTTATGGTGGCATGGGTAGCACTCTCCGAGGTCTCACCAGTGGCGCTAATACTCCTCGATCAGGTATGCCAGGAAGTCAACAGCGCTAGGGGGCTGATATGCAATTACCTTCACACTTAGGCTCACTCAATGACATGGTTACGCGAGAGGCCAAGGCTTTCGATTCGGAGGCTATGTGGCACACTCAGTTGTCAGATGTTTACGAGTATTTCCTGCCACAAAGAAACCTATTCGACCGAGAGGATAAAGGTCAGAAAAAAATGGATCGCATATTCGATTCCACCTCACTGACCGCTATCCAGCAGGGCGCAAGCAAGTTACAGGAAAGCATTGCACCTATCTGGGCAAGATGGGCTACTTTCCAACCTAGTGAGCAGGTATTAAGAGCGCTAGAATCTGGTGACTTTGGTGTGTCCGAGCAAGATATCAGAGAGAACCTAGAGACTCAGGCCAGTATTGTCTTTGACTATATCAACCGATCAAACTTCGGTACTCAGTTCTATGAAGCCGCCCTTGATTTATTGGTGGGTACTGCGACTCTGCGCATAGATGAAACTGACGACGATACGATGCCGTTTGTGTTTCATGCCATCCCCCAAAAGGGTATCGCGTTTGAAGAAGGGCCGTACGGCACGATAGAGACTCACTGGCGACGAATGAAGGTTAAGGCGCGTCTATTGGAAAGAATGTGGCGAGGCTTTGAGCCGTCATCAACAACTCGGAACATTATCGAGAACCAACCAGACCAAGAGGTTGAGATATCAGAAGGCGTTGTTTACTGCCCTAAGACTAAGAAGTATTACGGCATGGTATGGGTAAAGAAGGAAGCCCAGATATCATGGTTCGAGGACTTCGGAGATACTTCGCCTTGGGTTACTGGTCGATATACTAAGGTAGCAGGCGAGGTTCGAGGTCGTGGCCCTGCTATGCAGACCTTACCCGATGTTCGATCACTGAATAAAGCCAAAGAGTTTGTACTCCAGAAGGCGGCTATTGATCTAGCGGGTATGTATACCGCGACTGATGACGGTGTGACTAACCCCTACAACTTAACGATTGCCCCAGGTATCGTTATCCCTGTAGGTTCTAACAACACAAGCAATCCGTCTATACAACGTTTAGACACTTCAAGCAATTTACAACTGGCTCAGTTCGAGATCAGCGAGCTACAAAACGCGATCAAGGTGGCGTTGTTTAACGATCTGCGCGACCCTACTGGGCCTGTACGATCTGCCACTGAAATAGCGATTGAGTCGAGAGAGTTAGCCAAGCGTATCGGTTCAGCCTTCGGTCGATTGCAGACTGAAGTGCTAATGCCAGTCCTGAAGCGTTGCGTTGCTATCCTAACGCGTCGAGGATTGATTACGCCTATTCAATTAGACGGTGTGGATGTAGACGTCAAGTTCACTTCTCCACTGGCTAGGGCGCAGGATGCTGAAGATTTGCTAGCAGTACAGCAGGCGGTGCAGTTTGTACTCCAGACGGCAGGGCCAGAGCAGGTAATGATGGCGTTTAAGACTGAGGACTTCGGTACATGGGCGGCTGAAAAGACAGGAATGTCTAGCGAATTGGTACGATCTGACTCTGAAAAACAGCAGATCATCCAAGCAGGCGCGGAAGCTGCACAAATGCAACAGCAACCACAATTACGGGCGGTTGAATGAGTTGGGAAAACTTAGAGATAGACCAAGAAAAAGCAAATAAGAGCAAAGCCCAGATCAGAGAAAAGCAAGTCGAGTTAGCCAAGGCTTATCATCGCTGTTTTTCTACTGATGACGGGTTTAAAGTTATTGAGGATTTAAGTCGCAGGTTCTTAATCGACAACAATACCCCACTGAGTTCGCAGAATATTAAT